AGAGACTTAGAGCAAATGGCTGGAGACTTGACAAGATGGATGGGAGCGGTATCAGATGTTGACAATGCAGAGAAACAAGCAAAGAACCCAGGAGTGTTTGATAAGTTATTTGGTAAAGACTCTGTTGAAGCAACTGCCTTGCAAGCTTACGCAGCCAAGAAGAAACTTGAGGAACAAAGGTATGAACTCAAGATGTTTCTAAACATGACACATGGTCCAGGAGCATACGATGAGTTACTGGCTATGGAAGGTCGAATAAGAAAAGAAAGACAAAAACAAGTTTATGCACAACAAAAGTTAAGGCAACAAGTAGCCGATGGCATTGCTATATTTATTCTTATAGCTATTGTTGGTGGCTTTGTAGCAGCATTAGGAGCAATGTGGTTAGGTAAATGAGTGTATATGAGGACGGTGACTATAGACTAGAGCTTGATAAGAAAGGTAAAGTATACTATAAAGATATGTTAGCCTTTGTAGGTGATACGCATATTGCCATGTCAATGTTCTTGAGAAAAAGTACTAATATCGATATTAATTTAAAACTAAAAAAGAGGATAGGTAAGGGAGCATGAAATGGTTAAAGAAAAGTTATTACAAATTAAGTTTATTAAGTATATTCATAATGTTATTAAGTTCATGCGGAATGGTTGTTGCAAAAACAGCCAATGTTCCTGTAAGTTCTAATCACTGCCACTTGGAGCACATATAATGCTTACTGCTTTAATAGGACCAGTCAGTAATCTTCTTGGTAAGTTTATAGAAGATAAAGACATGAAGAATAAACTGGCTCATGAAGTAGCTACTATGGCTGAGACACACGCTCAAGAGTTAGCCAAAGGACAACTGGCAATTAACAGAGAAGAAGCTAAGCATAAGAGCATATTTGTAGCTGGTTGGAGACCGTTCATAGGTTGGACATGTGGTATTGCTTTGGCATGGCATTTTGTGTTAGCACCTGTAACAATGTTTCTTTGTGCTTATCTTGGAGTAACAATACCAGAGCTTCCTACATTTGACATGGGTTCACTTATGACTGTACTCATGGGTATGCTTGGTCTTGGTGGTCTTCGTACATATGAAAAACAAAAGGGATTGACTAAATGACAAATATTATTGAAACAGAATTTGGTACATTAATTAGCCCTTCAAGGGTTGCAAAAGGAAGTGCATCTAGTATTGTAAAGAAAGGTGCTTTTTATGTTTTTTCACTTAGAATAAGTCATGATGATATTAGAGAATATTCTTTTACAGATAGACAAAGAGCAGAAAATATGCGAAAGATATTGATAAGCCATTTAGAATACTCTATAATCAAAAAGGTAATTAACAAATGAGATGTGAAACTTGTGCATTATATGAATGTGATTTAGAAGAATGTAATTGTATTTGCCATAAGGAGACTGATGATTATGAATGGAAAAAAGAAAGTACCTTTGAAGAAGGGAAAGACATCGACAGTTAATTCTTCAGGTAATTATACAAAGCCTGGGCTACGTAAAAGCATCTATACAAGAATACTTGCAGGAAATAAAGGCGGTAAGCCTGGACAGATATCTGCAAGGAAAATGCAGATGGTAGCCAAGGAGTATAAGGCTAAAGGAGGAGGATACAAGTCGTAATGGCATTAACTAAACAACAAAAAAGTCTAAAGAAATGGACAAAACAAAAATGGAGAACTAAAAGTGGGAAGAATTCTATCCAAGGTAAGAACGCTACTGGCGAGCGTTATATGCCAGCTTCAGCTGTTAAGTCTCTCACAGCAGCTGAACACGCTTCAACCACTAGGGCAAAAAGATCGGCTATTAAAAAAGGTAAACAGTTTGCAGCAAACACTCCTGCAGCTAAAAAGAAAATAACTAAAGCGAGGAAGGCATGAGTAAACTTATAGAGACACTAAGAAGACATGAAGGCGTAAAGAACACACTCTACAAATGTACCTCGGATAAATGGACAATAGGTGTAGGAAGAAATCTAGAAGATGTAGGATTGTCTGAAGAAGAAATCGATATGTTACTACTCAATGACATAAAAAGAACAAAAGAACTTATGGATGATTACATACCTTGGTATAATGACCTAGACGAAGTAAGACAAGAAGCTCTTATTAACTTTGTATTTAATGTAGGCATAGGAACTACTATGAAGTTTAAAAAGGCTATGGCTGCATTAGAAGCTCATGATTATGATACTGCGGCTATTGAAATGCTAGACTCAAATTGGGCTAAGCAAGTAGGTAGTAGAGCAGAAGAAGTTACTCAAATGATAAAGACTGGAGAGTATCAAGACTAGCATATAAAACGCCCTTTAAGGGGCAGTCCGTCATTAACAATAGAGGTAAGAATATGCTAAGAAATAGAAACTACGAAGGTCCAACTATGACCATCGCTCAAGAAATAGATGAAATGAAATACAGACAGAAGGGAGAGACCTTCGATGATAAGATAAAGAGGATAGCAAGAACACTTTCAGATGGAGACGAACATAGATTCGTACTAGAAGATATATTAGGAGAAATGAGATTCTTACCTGCTGGTCGAGTACAATCAGCCATAGGCTCTGATCGTATTACTACTGCTTATAATTGTTTTGTATCAGGAGATATAGACGATAGCATGGAATCTATCATGCAGAGAGCAAGTGAAGCTGCTGAGACCATGAGAAAGGGAGGAGGCATTGGATACGATTTTAGTAAGCTCAGACCTAGGGGCGATCATATTAAGTCTCTCGATTCAAAGTCTAGTGGTCCTATTTCTTTTATGCAAGTGTTTGATGCAGTGTGTCAAACGATTGCTAGTTCTGGTCACAGGAGAGGAGCACAAATGGGTGTGCTTAGGATTGACCATCCTGATATACTTGACTTTGTACGAGCTAAACGTAATAATGATAAGCTTACAGGGTTTAACATATCAGTCGGGATTACAGATGCATTTATGGAAGCTCTGGACAGTGGGTCTGACTACGACCTTTACTTTAATGGTGAGCATCGTGGCACTCTTTCAGCCCAAATGGTATGGGATGAGATAATGTCTTCGACTTGGGATTGGGCAGAGCCTGGAGTTCTCTTTATTGATCGTATTAAAGAGATGAATAACTTATGGTATTGTGAAGAGATCTATGCAACTAATCCTTGTGGTGAACAACCACTACCAGCCTATGGTGCTTGTTTATTAGGATCATTTAACCTGACTAAATATCTTGAGAAAGATAGTAGTGGTTATGTTTTTAACTTTGATCAATTTAAAAAGGACATACCTGAAGTTGTGAGAGCCATGGATAATGTGAGCCATGGATAATGTTGTTGATAGAACTATCTATCCATTAAAAGCACAAGAAGATGAAGCAAAGAATAAAAGACGTATGGGATTAGGTGTTACTGGTATGGCAAATGCTGGTGAAATGCTTGGCTATCCATACGCATCAAAAGAATTTATGACATGGGCAGAGAAAATCTTTGCATGTCTGAGAGATAACTGCTATAAAGCCTCTGCTCTATTAGCAAAAGATAAAGGATCTTTTCCATTGTTTAGAAAAGATTATCTTAAAAGTAATTATATTAGGTCGTTACCAGCTTCTGTACAGAGTCTTATAAGAGAACACGGAATACGTAATAGCCATCTTACATCAATCGCACCTACAGGTACTATTAGTATTATAGGTGATAACGTTAGTGGAGGAATTGAACCTGTCTTTAGTCATAAGTATGATAGAACTATACAAACTTTTGATGGTCCGATTGTCGAGACCGTAAAAGATTACGCTTACTCTCATGGAGTAGAAGGTCGTACTGCAGATAGTATTAGTGTTAATGATCATCTTAAAGTGTTATTATTAGCTCAACACTATATTGACAGTGCCTGTTCAAAAACTTGTAACGTAAGTGGTGATGTAGACTATGATTCATTCAAACAAGTATATGTTGATGCATGGAAAGGTGGGGCGAAAGGGTGTACTACGTTCCGTATTAATGGAAAACGATTCGGAATCTTCAACGAGACCGTGGAAGAAAAAGAGAAGGTATCTAGCGAAGTTGAGGAAGTGGCTCAAGAAGAAGACAAGGTTGAAGCTTGCTTTATCGACCCAACAACTGGCATTAGAGAGTGTGC